GGCAAGGATAAAAGAAAAATGGAGAAAACCATCCAACAATCTATTTTGAAAGTGAGAAGAATGCTGGATGGCGAGTTAGAATTTGAATATGTTATTGCTTTAGACGAGCAATGTACCCAGAAGGCAAAGTGACAGAATCAATCATATCAGTCTCTCCATCATGTGCAGTTTCTACATAATCGAGAGAAAGAGTTTCTGGTTCAGAGTCGTCTTCATCATCAGTAAGTACAGAAATTTCAACATATTCATAACCGTCAGACAAAGCAGACTTTAAAGAATTCATTAATTCAGAAATCTTATAAATAGCCATAATATACAACTCCTTTCTTATATATTCGGGATGATTAACAACACCCGTAATAATATAATAGAGGAAATGTAAAAAAATGTCAATAAAAATATTGAAAAGGGGTGACCTTTATGGAAGGTGTGGCACTTTTGGAAATTGTACATGGACAAATGTATTACTCAAACAAACAGCTCGCAGAGGCATTTGGTGTTTCTCTGGGGACTGTCCATCGTAGAAAGATAGGGATCGAAAAAGAACAGAAGAGATATGGTAATTATGCCATTATCTCTTCCAGAACAAATCTCTATGCCTACATAGATTACGATAAGTATCACAAAGACTTGGAAGACCCGATAATGAGAAAACACGTTCCGGATTATGACCCGGCAGAAGTAGCTGCATCTTGTGGCTACGGAAAGCGGATCAGGATGCTCAAATAAAAAAATGTGCCTGAGGGAGCGGCAACTCCCGGTTAGGCACATAGCAAATAAACCACTTAAAGTATACCTCACGATGAGGAAAAAGAAAAGGAGAAAATTATGATCACAGAAGAAAACAAGTTTTTAGGATTAGAAGAGATTGAGCTTTTGCTTGAAAAAGTATACGCAGCACAACAGGCGGGAAATCATGTTGTTTTCACATACGGTAACTATTCAGTGAGCGTGACTGCTATAAAAGGAAAAATTTCCGAAAACAAAGAATGGGACAAAAAGTTTGAAATAGAAACTTTTGCTAGTGACATCATGCAGAAATACAATGACTGCATCGATTACCTTGACCGGTTAGCCAAAGAATGAGGTGTTACCATGAAGAAAATTATAGGAAATACGATAGCGATCGTATCATTCCTGTTCCTCCTCTGGGTCTGCGTGAGCTGGATCAATGTTCTGGCACATAATGACCCATATAGAGGTGACCGGAAGTACGCACCAGAAAATGTGTTCGTGGTGATGACGAAGGGATATGAAAAGTAAACAAAAAGAAAACCCAGTAAAAATAATCCGCTGGCAAGATGGAAGCTTAGAGTGCTTCCATGGAACAGAAGCAGAAGTGGAAAGTTATGCGGCACAGAAAAGTAAAGTGATTAAACAAACCTATATCATAGCATGAAAAAGAGGAGTCAAATGTTTGACTCCTCTTAGTAGCAAATACCAAGATGGTACGCTATAAAACCGTATCTAAAGTGTACTATCTTATAACCATAATGTCAAGAAATATAATCGGGTGAAAGCCCCGTATAAAGCTTGATAAACGTATTAAAGATAGGGCCAAAAGATATGAGTTATACCAAAAATATATATGAATTTGAGAATGCGATAGAGGTAGAAGAAAGACACACCTACAAGTACCGTTCCCCAGGAATGAAGAGAGAAAAGAAAAAGAAGCTTACCCCTCTTCAAATGCAAGAGGTTAATCGAAAGAATAAGGAAAAGATTTGCCGGAGAAGATTGAGAAAGTATTTCAGAGAGAATGATTACTTCGTGTGTCTCACATACAAAAGAGAAGAACGTCCCACTGATATGACAGAAGCAAAGAAAGACTTTTCAGATGCTATGAGAGTAATCCGTAGAGAATATAGAAAAGCTGGACATGAAGTGAGATGGATACGAAATATCGAAGTAGGAAGTAAAAATGGCTGGCACGTTCATCTGGTAATCAACAGAATACCTGACACAGATTTGATATTAAGAAAGGCATGGAAGAAAGGGAAAGTAATTTGCCAGCTCACATATGAGAAAGGTGAGTTTAAAGATTTAGCAGCCTATCTTACCAAGACACCAGAAACGGATAAGCGTCTTAGGGAGACAAGCTATTCTACATCAAGGAATCTTCCGTTGCCAGAACCAAAAAAGAAGACATATGTAAGATGGAAAACCTGGAATAAAATCAGGATCCCGAAAGGATATTACTTGGATGAAGAATCAGTACATGAGGGAAACAATCCATTTACTGGTTATCCTTACAGAGAATATACCTTGTTGAAATTAAAGAGGAGGGAATGAGATGGAAGTACATATCTACATAGGGACAGATAGTAAAGCTCCAAGAACACAAGTCCGCAAATACGGATATGTGCTTGCCTGCACACTAAAAGGGAAACTGAAAACAAAGCAGGAATTTAAAGAAACAAAAGGAACATACAACAGAGTCACACTGGAAGCCATAGCGGAAGCAGTAGCCCGGGTAGTAAAACCAAGTGAAATACATATCCATACTGAAAATGCCTTTGTTCTTACGATGCTTGAAGAAAATTTAGACAGATGGGAACAAAACGGATATGTAACTACAAAAGGAGAACCCGTGGCAAATGGAGACTTGTGGAAGCAACTGAAAGAAAAAGCTGGGGAACATCTGCTTCTGTCAGAACCAGGAAAACACGAATACAGTATGTGGATACAAGAGCAGTTAAAAAGAGTAACTGCAAATTGCTAAAAACCGCATAAATCCCAAATAGGGGAGCGATTTTGAAAAGCAGTAAGAAAGAAGTTATCCACAGGTTTGTGGATAATGTGGATAATTAATAGAGAGGATGAAAAGGGATATTTGATAAATTTGGAGAAATAGCTGGACAACCTCCAGAGGTTTTACATATTACAGCAACTTGTTAACGGTTCCGTGAGAACTATATGCCATTGATTCCTCCGGGAATCCGGAGGAGAAAGGAATCAAAATGTTTTTGAACCATAAAATTTTAAAAAAGTTATTAAAAGAAGCGTATAAGCATAGAACCCTTTATCTTGCTTGCAAAGCAGAAAGCTTATATATAGCAGAAGGATACTGGGAGATGGAATTTTTAAAAGAATACATTCCAAAAGAAACATTAGGGGATATTGTAGCACTTTCGGGAATGCTTCCAGAAGATGGACAGCGGTATCAAGTTTTAGAATCAGGTAATCAGTTAGAGACTGGATTGCCACTTGAAATAAAAAGATATATGGATATGCGCCCAACAGAAGTGGCAAATTGGTTAAATATTTCAAGTGCAAGCAGAATATTACGAGTATTGCAGGATGCGTCTGGTGAAACCAAATTAGTAGATGATACCTGCGTAAAAGCGGTAGACAGTAGTTATTGCGAAACAGAAAAAGGAGAAACAGCACCAGCAAGTCCTACTTATAACGAATGGTCTGTTGTATGGGAAAATAATGTTGGCAAATTCAGAGTAATGCTTCACCGAATGGATGAAGATAAAGAGGGAGTATTAAAACAATTAGGAATGGTAGATTTGAGGAGGAATCCTGATTGAAAAAACGAAAGAAACATAAATCGAGTATATTACAACAAAAGGGAGAACCTTGTTACCTCTGCATGAAATTAAAACCAATGCAAGAGTGGAGACGAGCGATACATGAACACCATATATTTGGCGGTTCGAACAGAAATAAGTCGGAAGCAGCAGGATTAAAAGTTTATCTTTGTCTGGAACATCATATCAGTGGCAAGGAAGCGGTACATAACAATGCTGAAATGATGAGATTACTTAGAGAAGATGGACAAAGAGCTTTCGAACAGAAATATACAAGAGAGGAGTTTATGAAGATGTTTGGTAAAAATTACTTAGAAGAATGAAAGGCGATAAAATGAACGATTTAATGATTTTTGAAAATGCAGAATTTGGGAAAGTACGAACTATGAATATCAATAATGAACCATGGTTTTGTTTATTGGATATATGTAAGGCTTTAGAAATTAAAAATATTAGTCAGCTGAAAACTAGACTGAATGGAGATGGGGTCATTATTAATGAGGTCATCGATAACGTAGGAAGAAAGCAAAATGCAAACTTTGTGAATGAGGCTAATTTGTATAAAGTTATTTTTCAGAGCCGAAAGGCATCTGCAAATAGATTCATTGACTGGGTAACGGGAGAAGTTCTCCCATCTATTCGTAAAAACGGTGGGTACATAATGAATCAGGAATGTATGACTCCAGAAGAAATCATGGCTGCTGGATTAAAAGCAGCGCAGAAGATAATTGAGAGTAAAGACAAAGAGATTCATCGCATGAAACCCAAGGAGATTTTTGCAGATGCCGTGACATCTAGCTATTCATCAATTCTAATTGGAGAGTTGGCGAAAATTTTAAAACAAAATGGAATCGAGATAGGTCAGAAGCGGCTGTTTCAATGGATGAGAGACAACGGTTACTTAATTAAGCGGAGTGGATCAGAGCATAATATGCCAACGCAGCGGAGTATGGAACTTAAAATTTTAGAAATCAAAGAATCAATAATTACTAATCCTGACGGTTCGACAAAGATAGTTAAGACTACGAAGGTAACAGGAAAAGGTCAGCGATATTTTATTAATAAATTTTTAGAGAATAAATAGTTATTATTCCCCGGTTACGGCCGGGGAGAAAGGAAACAATGAAGAAAGTTAAGACTTTTAGAAAGTACAGGAATAGATATGAGAAATTATATGAAATCCTATAGAGAAATCGGGAGAAAGTGAAGATGGGAGAAATGATAATTGATGCCTTTGCCGGGGGAGGCGGGGCAAGTGTGGGGATTGAAATGGCTCTTGGCAGACCTGTAGATATAGCAGTAAACCATGACCCGGATGCAATCTTGATGCACAAAACAAATCATCCTAATACAGTGCATTTAACGGAAGATATCTTTAAAGTAGATTTAAAAAAGTATACCAAGGGACAACATGTAGCCCTTATGTGGGCGAGTCCGGATTGCACATCTCATAGTAAAGCAAAAGGAGGCAAGCCCCGCGAAAAGGGGCTGAGAATACTTCCATGGGCGGTATACAAACATGCGAAAGTGATTCTTCCAGATGTAATTATGATGGAAAACGTTGAGGAGATACAACAGTGGGGACCTCTGGATGCAAAAGGATATCCAATTCCAGAGAGAAAGGGAGAGGATTATAAAAAATTTATTTCGGCAATGAAAAATCTTGGTTATATTTTTGATTGTCGTGAGCTGGTAGCGGCAGACTATGGTGCGCCAACCACGCGCAAGCGATGGTATGCAGTGTTTAGGAGAGATGGCAAGGAAATTAAATGGCCAGTACAGACGCATAGCAAGGACGGGACAGATGGACTGAAAAAATGGGTTCCAGTATCTAGTGTATTGAATTTCAGAGATTTGGGAAAATCAATATTTGGAAGAAAAAAACCTCTTGCCAAGAATACTATGAATCGTACAGCTAAGGGATTAGAAAAATTTGTTTTCAATAATCCAGAGCCATTTATAGTACAAGTAAATCATAGTGGGGATAATTTCAGAGGTCAAAACATTCATGAGCCAATGCCGACAATTACAGGTAAACATGGATTTGGAGTTATCACTCCATATGTTATTCAGTATCATTCCGAAACAACAAAGGATGGTGTGAGAGGACAAAATATTGCCGCTCCACTACAAACAATAGATACCAGTAATAGATATGGTTTGGTGATTGCATTTCTTGAAAAATTCTATAAATCTGGAATAGGACAAGCATTAAGCGAACCATTACATACAATTACGACAAGCCCCGGTCACTTTGGACAAGTATCTGTATTAGCGGTGAAGTGGGAAGAATTAAAAAGAGCCGGTATTGAACAAGAAGTAGCTCAAAAGGCTACATGGGTATCACAATTTATAATGGAATATTATGGTTGTGGGGTAGGCTCAGCAATCAATGAACCGCTACATACCATAGTGACAAAAGACAGATTTGCACTGATTACAATTCTTGGAGATGAATATGCAATATTAGATATTTATCTGCGGATGTTGCAGCCAGAAGAATTGAAATTAGCACAGGGTTTTCCAAAAGATTATATCATTGATCGTGATTATAACTGGAAACCGTATCCTAAGTCAAAACAAGTGGCAAGGATAGGAAATAGTGTAGTGCCGATTATGGCACAGAAACTGGTAGAAGTCAATTGTGGGTATCTAAAGCAAGGGGATAGAGCAAGAGGCTTACTTATTTACAGAGACCAGAAACAGATAAGATTTGCAT